GGCCCAACCAATAAAACGCCAGGGCCACCGCCTCTTTTTCAAACGCACCGAGGACCTGGCGAACAAGTCCAGGATCCACGGGTCTCCGGTGAAAAAGCTCTGTAAATAGACTCTCTTTAGGTGTTTGCGCCGTCATTGAGTAGTTCAACCCACCTATCTTTAGGCAGCTGCGAAAATTTCTGCGAATACTGTAGGAACTCCTCTCCGGCAGATTTTTTTTCTAAGTTAGGGGTATAACAAAATGACAGGTGGTGGTCTCATGCAGCTCGTGGCTTATGGCGCCCAGGATGTGTACCTGACGGGTAACCCCCAGATTACTTTTTTCAAGGCGGTGTACCGTCGCCACACGAACTTCGCGATGGAGTCCATTGAGAACCCCTTCAACGGCAACCCTCGCTTCGGCAACCAGGTGACGTGCACGATCCAGCGCAACGGCGACTTGATCTACCGCATGTACCTGCAGGCCACTCTGCCCTCCGTGAAGCTCCAGGCTGCCGACAACTCTGGCGCGCAGTTCCGCTGGCTGAACTGGGTGGGCCACAACCTGGTTGACTGGGTGGAGCTCCAGATCGGCGGCCAGCGCATTGACAAGCACTATGGTGACTGGCTCCACATCTGGAATGAGCTCACCCAGGAGCCTGGCAAGCAGGCGGGCTACGCCAAGATGGTGGGCAACGTGCCCTACCTGACCAACCTGATCGTGCAGGGCGGCGAGGACTGCGACAACGACTGTGCGGGCGGCGAGCCCAATTCATCTGCTGAGCTCCTGGGCTGCACGCCCGAGTACACGCTGTACGTGCCCCTGCAGTTCTGGTTCTGCCGCAACCCTGGCCTGGCGCTGCCCCTGATCGCTCTCCAGTACCACGAGGTGCGCATCAACCTGCAGTTCAACGACCTGAACAACCTGGTGTGGGACAATGCGCCCAACAACGCCAACGTGCACGTGGTGCGCGACCGCGTGAACTCCGCCAACCTGGTGGCCGCGTCTCTGTACGTGGACTACATCTACCTGGACACGGACGAGCGCCGCAAGTTCGCCCAGGTGTCCCACGAGTACCTGATCGACGTGCTCCAGTTCACGGGCGCGGAGTCCATCAACTCCTCGTCCAACAAGCTGAAGCTGAACTTCAACCACCCTTGCAAGGAGCTTGTGTGGGTGGTGCAGCGCGACTCCTTCGTGTCGTGCGACGACGCGGTGGTGAACGCGTGGAAGGGCCAGCAGCCGTTCAACTACTCCGACTGGTGGGACCGCTCCTGCCTGGAGTCTGGCTACTCCGTGACCCGCGTGGAGGGCATGGCGGGCAAGAACCCCGTGGTGACGGCGCTGCTGCAGCTCAACGGCCACGACCGCTTCACGGTGCGCGAGGGCGACTACTTCAACCTGGTGCAGCCCTACCAGCACCACACCAACGTGCCGGCGGTGGGCATCAACGTGTACTCCTTCGCCCTGTCCCCTGAGCAGCACCAGCCCAGTGGCACCTGCAACCTGTCCCGCATTGACAACACCACGCTCCTGCTGACGGTGTCCAACAACGCGGTGGGCTCTTCCACGAGCTCTCAGGTGCGTGTGTACGCGACGAACTATAATGTGTTACGCGTCATGAGCGGAATGGGAGGACTCGCGTATAGCAACTAAGGACATTCATGACACAAACACGTCATGGATTACAATTTATATTCATTTTAGTATGTGACGGTGTCCACGGTAACTCTTCAATTGGTTAAACCACGGCAGGAAGCCGTGGACGGCTTAAACAGTTTACACGTTTCTATTATAGAATGGAAACATGTAAAGCAACCATACAGGAAGGTCCTAGAAAAGGAAACCGCTGTAAATTCCCCCCGAATTCTACAATGTATTGTGGACGCCACCAGAGGAATAAGGTATATGATGATGGGCTGGCAGAAGGTAAGAAGTGGTGTAGGTTCTTTTTCAGAGGTTGTAGCAATGAGGTCTTAGAAGATGGAATGACTTCTTGTGAAGATTGTAGGGCAAGGCTTATGAAGAAGGAGAATGACTGTAAACACGGAGGGTGTACATTCAAAACGAACGATGAATACTGTAAGAAACATCTGCGTGATATTTATTATTCGGAGGAAAAGGAGAAGGGTATCGTATTCTGTGATATAGCACGAGGATGTTTTACTGTCCTGGATGCATCTAAGAAGTCATGTGACAGCTGTCTAGAAAAGACAAGAGAAACAGATAACAAACGCTACGAATCTCGCAAACAACTCATTAAGGTAGCACAAACTACAAATAATACTACAAGATCCTGTATAAAGTGTACAAAGGATTTTGAATCATTTCAAACAGGGCGCAGAAAAGATTCTATGCATTGTAAAGAATGCTTAGAAAAACAGGCGAAGTGTGATAAGAAGCGTGAATGTCGTGTGAGGAACTATAAGGAGGAGCGACTAAATAATTTGGAAGCTTCTTATAAAACTCATACAGTAGAATCATTAAAACGTGGCTACAGCGACTTCCAGATAAACTTTGATGAGTTCAAAGAACTTGTTACGAGTGCTTGCCACTACTGTAAATTAAAAACAGATTCAGAAGCTCTAGGTATTGACAGGATCAATAATGATATAGGATATACGAAAGAAAACTGCGTGCCCGCGTGTTGGACGTGTAATAGGATGAAGCATTTCTATCATCCCGCCTTTTTCATAGAAAAGTGCAAGATCATTGCAAAACACATGATCCCCTCCAAGGCTTTTTACACTAAATGGTCACTCTATTATACAAGGACAAATCATCGCAATTATTCGGCATATAAAAAGGAGGCAGAAGGACGTAAACTAGAGTTTGAAATTACCCAGGAACAATGGGATTGGTTGAGCCGTTCTCCGTGCTATCTATGTGGGTTCCAGTCAGCAAAAGGAATCGGCTTAGATCGTGTGGATAATACTATACGCAAATATACTATTGAAACATCCAGACCATGCTGTGGTTCTTGTAATAGTATGAAGAATGAAATGAGTCTCCCAGACCTTTTACAAAAGTGTAAGGTTGTTTCTGAGGCATACCCTTCTTATGAACACTTCGCTTCCGTGCCCATCTCCAAGAATCCTCTGAAAGAGGTAAAAGAGCCTCGTACGTACTGGAAGGCGAGCACCGTTTATTACGCAATTATGGGTAATTCCACGGAAGCTTTTTATGAGGCTTATAAATCATCTATCATAGAAGATGAATTTACGGCCCTGTGTAAGGATGTCAAGTCTTCGCCGAAGGATGCAGCGCAGAAACGTATAGATACCTTTCTTCAAACTATGCGTAAACGGCGGTATCGTAAAAACCATATAAACACCCCCTCCCAATAACTCACAATGGAATTCTTCCTCAGAAAAAGCACTCTAGGATTCTTCTCGGATGCGTTCCGTCTCTTGGAGAACTATATGATATCTAAACACCAAGGTGTGCAACTGTATTTGAATTCTGCCGAGTGGACCTTTGCTCATACTCTGGGCTGGTCAGACTATTTCACAACAATGGCCGAGAAGCCTGAAAGCCCCGTGCCAGAAATTGCGATTGACAGAGAAGATATACGCATCTTTACGGTAGCTCAGTACAAACAGGCCATAAAAGAGCTATTTGTTTTCCAGCCGTACCTCCTAGAAAAAGCCCGCGTCCTTCAAAAAGACCTGGGGCTTGATACATATGTGGCCGTCTTTATTCGCAGAGGTGATAAACTACTGGGTGAATCTTTATTTATACATATGAATTTTTATGCTCACCTTGCTCTGCAAAAGAATCCAAGCACCATCTTTGTTCAAACAGATGATTATAGAGCCTTCTTGGAGTTCAAAGATATTATACACGGTGTTAATAATGCGATCCGTGTCGTCACGACGTGCCCTGAAACAAAGTTCGGCATGTTTTTCAAATCCCTTGATATAGAGGAGGCGCGCCCAGCGTTATATTTACATAATAATATTACATATAAATATCCTCATAATATGGAGTATTTATCTACAAATATTCCTCAAAAGCCCCTAGAGGATTATACGAATACCGAAATGCGCGAACATGTAGAAGAAATGTTGGTCGGCATTATTATCTGTCAAAGGGGTGATTTCATAGTCCTGGATCATATGAGCAATGTCTCGCGCTTTATTCATTTTTCACATCCTAGGGGAAAAGAAGCGATACTCGCCATTGAGGATATGGAATTAAAGATCGTGGATAATGTACTTCTTATACCAAAATATGACTACGCCGACGATAAGCTCATACGAAATCCAAGGTATCATTCCATATACAACGATTATAATTAGCAGGAAATGTTTAAAGGCATTTATAGGTAAACATAACTAGAAAAGCATATAATGTACTATGTCTACGCTCCCCCAGGGCCTATCAATACATGGCACAGCTACGTAGACCGTTTCCGCATTGCGCGCACAAACACGGTGGCACTGCGTGATCCCTACGTGATGGAGAATTATATCCGCTGTGGCTTCAAGCATATTCGCCAGCTACACTATGACTATAACAAGATCGCGCGTGAGCCCACCATTGGTTGCTACGTAGAGCTTTCCGTGGAGGCGGATGTTGGCACGATCCCCATTGACTCTCCCAAGGCACGGAAGCTCATCAAGCGTCAGTCATATTTTTAGGTCATATAAAATAGATTATTATATATTAGAAAGATATGTCCACCCTCTATTTTCGATTAGAATCTGGAGAGTACACATTTTATTTAACAGTTGTAAAAGGAAATGGGTGTGATACTCTTTCTATAGGTGGTCGCCACGGCCACGGTGAGTGTGTGAATATATCTGTAAATACTCCAGAATCACTTCTAGTACAGCGCGGATATCATACATTAGATACTGCTACTATACCTATTTTAGCATGGAATGCTAAATGTGCAGTAGATAAAAACTTAGAAAAGGGACATGGAACAATCTCAATGATACGCCTTATACTCTCAGAGACTAAGAAAAGATACCCCTATATAAAATTCTACAAATTTAAAGATAATAGCCTAATACCGTGTGACAACGGGCAAAAAATATCCTTACTACATTTAACTATTATAAAATATAATAAATCTTGGTATGAACAGCATTTTAATGCCTATATAGAAGAACCATCATATCGTAAAAAATATATGGACGGTATCATAGTCCTTAATGACCCTTTATTAAAGTTACCATACGAAGAATTTAAGAATAATGTTCAATCATTATCTAAAGAACCCGACTTAGAATTATTAAAAGTACACTATGAAAAGACAGATACATATTTCCTATTTTTTAAATCAATATTTGATACAGAAGGAAAAAATAGACAGTGTAATCTGATTGTAGGGTGGATAGATATGTTTTTACTGTATATATTTCAATTTGATCCTCTTTCTGTACCTTGGGTGATTGACAGTGATTATGTAAGTATTCAAGAAGTGACTGAATCAACGTTAGAAAAGAAACCAAAGAATCAAATAGGTGGTAGAAAATATACTAGAAGGAATATTCCAAGTGTAATGCGGGTGAATATAAATGATAGCGCTGATATTTACTAGAAATAACCGTGGGTCTAAAAATTGAATGCCTCCGTGGGCCATAAATCCAGGTCCCTAAACATCATAAATGAACTCGCTCATTGTCCCTTCTCCCCAGACGAAAGCAGTGATTGTATTCATCCAAGATCATCTCGGTGAATACAGCCTATCTCTATTTGGCCTCTATTCTTTCCTCGCCGCCCTGGCCCTCGGCTACTTGGCGAATCAGTTACGCAAAGTCATCCTACTATCTAACCAGCCACAGCCTGACCTTCTTCAGGTATGGCTAGGCACATTCCGCTTTAACAAATACGGACGCGTGATTGAAGGAAATATCAAGATGTTCCAGGACCAGGTATTTACACAGAAGGAGAACAGCGACTGGCTTTACAAACGCGCATCAGGCAATATGCCAAACCCATCCTATATTTCCCAGATCGTGGCATACGGTTCTAAAGACAGTATGACTCATATTCGTTACTATGGCTGGAATAACACGGCGCACTGTATTCTACATCTAGAAGACCCAGAAGACATTCGCTATCTTGTGTCAGCACGAGAGGTTCTCGCACTACATCTCGCATCCATCAAATGGTCGCCCCAGCTTCTACAGAGGGACTCTGTGCGAACCTAACACGATTCCATGGTACGCCCTATGACGGCACACGCAATCCGCCGGCCTGAGTGCCCAGTCGTCAACGAATCCTCTTTTTCACCTAGTCCGAGATCGTCGACATCTTCATGCACAATCAGAGAACGCCCAAAGAGCTCCTCAGCCGACAAGCCTCGTAAGGTATAGACGTACGTACCCGCCCCAGAGATATTTCCAAGGTCTCCCGTGTGCCTCGGACCCTTGGATCCTGGTGGACCACCATGTGTGCCAGGTTGCTCGCCCTTGTGGAAATGCGCACACGCCCCCTTACACCCCTCGCCGCGTAAATCGCCCGCCCGATGAATATGAAAGCCGTGCTCGCCTGCAGGCAACTTCGTGAATACGGCCTCTACAACGACACTAGCCCCCTTATTCGTAAACGTAACATCCCCTTTTACACTACGCGTATTGAACACGGCAGCAGCAGATGGCATTTGCTTATAGGTGCGCAGAAGAAGTTTAGACCTATAAGTTGCCACCTGATTTTAGAAGGGCGTTATGTATCATTAGAATAGTATTAATATGAAGGGTCTCAATTATATTACGCAGATTATTTATCTTAGTTTCTGAAAATAGTAATTCATAATATGTTGTGTAATTATCCATAATATGTTTTGTCAAATCTACGACTTCATTATATTTACACCAAATGACATAGTCCTTGTACGGTATATGTTCCATTAGAGGGCTTTCTTCGCATACAACGATAACACCACACAATAAGGCAGGCAACACCCTCAACTCTTCAAATGTGTGATGGTGGTCTGTCTGATGTATATTAATCATAATTTTAGTAGAATTATATATTTCCCGAAGTTGATTTTTGTCAAAACATGTATTTATATTGTGATGTGGAAGGTTATTTGATTTTATTTTATCAAGTAATTCCTTACGTCTTGGTTCATTAGTGTTTATAAATGTTGTTAAAATATCTATATGTCTATTATTTATATCTATTCTCAGTGGATATAAAAGTGGCGGAACATAAATATACTTTTTAAAGAGATAACTATAATCACTGGGCGACTCCACATTTTTACAATTTGGAATACTATAATCAAATATAATGTCACTTGTTACCAGTTTGTCTAAATCAGGTAGGCGCACCAAGTAATTCATACCTGGAGTATTTAAAACAGGTATAGACCCAACTGGACTACCATTGGTGTCGCGACCCCCTGGAACAACTAGCGTATGTTCATAATTTATATGTATCTTAATCGTATTATTAGATCTAGTAGGTGTATGTTTCATTATTTCTTTAACGAGCTCAAAGATGTAGTAATAATAATCGCGTATATAATACGCTGGGTTATTATCATAGAACAGTACGGAATCTCTTATTTCCAGACCGGCCATTTTAGTATGTATATGCGCGTATATATTTAGGTGATTACAAGGACAATCAATTCCTCCGCACATTCAAGTACTCGGGCGAAGCAGTGTACAGAATCCCTTTTACACATTCCCTAGTAAGCTCCTCAGGCTTATGAAACCCGATGTTCGGAAAGGCGGTGCGCACAATGGCCTCATCATCCTCGGCCCAGTGCGTAATACCGTCGTGGGGATAATCCTTGTCGCGCCCACACCCCACGAGTTTGATCGGCACCTTCTCGTAATTCACATAATTGCGCAACATCTCAAACGGCCTGTACAGTAAAAATGGCGTGATCGTGTAACAGACCACGATTTTTCCTGCATAGCTCATGCCTATCGCCACGCCTATCATCAAACTCTCCGAAGAGCCTATGTTGATTACGCGCTCAGGAAAACGCAGACGCAAGGAATCTAAAACCCCAAATCCAATGTCAGCGGTCAATAGGACAATCCTATCGTCCGTAGCCATTTCTTCCTCTAAGAAGCCAGCAAATAGCCGACGCATCTTCCTTTTCATCAGACCCGACTTTTAGCCCTTGAATGCATAGAGCGTGTCAAATCCAATAAGCTCTACAGTATATCCACACGATTCAAACACACCCTTTAACACATTCCTATTCTCCTCGTGCGTTCCCACAGAGGTCCTGTATACTTCCAAGAACCACGCCTTCACGACACCTTTTACAGGCTCAATCGTTTCGCGAGTAATTGCCACCATCTCAGATCCCTCAATATCACACTTCACAAAGTCCACAATCTGTAAATCAAACTGGCGAACAAGGCTTTCCACGGTTATGGAAGGAACGCGAATCTCTTTCCCATAGTTATTCACAAGACTATTCATCGTCGTGTTCTCATCGCATATATAAAAGACGGCCTCACCATCCTTGGCTCCTAGCGCATAGGGCAGAGTCACAATATTCTCATAGGGCTTTGTGAGCTCAGACAGAATCTTGAAGTGCGCAGGAGTAGGTTCCAGCGTATACACCTTCTTACAGCGGTCGTGGACGTGTAGACTAAACATGCCGATGTTCCCACCGAAATCAAGAACCACCAGGTCATCCTTATTCTTGAAAAAACGATCATAGATACCTTCCGTGTTTATCTGGCCCTGGATTATCTTGAAGTAGCTGGACGGACGCTCAATGTGATTCACTACCTCCAGTGTCTCACTGTAAATTGTGAGCTCCTTTCCCTTACTCGTGAGAAGTTTCTCACAAATAGATAGCTTCTTCTCACCCGCAATAATATACTTGGAATAGAACTGTGCAAGATTTAGACGCAACTCTAAAGAAGTATTCGGCCAATGGATGAGGAAATCCCCCTTCTCCCACTGGCCTCGGTGACCCTGATCATCTGCCGAGAACTTCTCATGACTCATCTCATGGGCGAAACCCCTCTTCGTCCATTTAATAGTCCTGTACTCGTAGGAATTAAATAGGTGCTGAGGCATGAGCTGAATTATCGACCTATAACGCTTGGATAGACGTCCATAACCACCATAAGAATCCTGGATGAATGCCTGCTCATGTGGATAAAGCGGTATACAGCGAATCATCTCGTCCAAATACCGATACGTCTCTGCTGAGTTGCGCATGAATAGATTGCCCGCATTGATTCCGTTCGCATCGGTTGTAATAAGCATGTGTACGCTGGCATGCACACCTTCCACAATAGAATCCAGGCCAATGTTCATATTTGTGATGAGGGTGTCGCACTCGGAGAAAAAGAGCCACTCCACCTCAGGATGCGCATCAAAAGCGTCCTTGAATAAATACGCCTTCTCATATCCCATTGCAATTCCATGCCACCCTGAACTCTTCACAACAAGAGGATAGCCGTGCTTCTCGCAATAGACCTTCTTGTTCTTCTCCAGAGTAATATCGGCCAGCTTCTGGTACCCCTCGTC